CGTACTGCATTTGTTATCCGAGTAGAAAACGATGAACATACTATGTGGATTTCTAAAACAGAATTTGATAAGTACTTAAGTGAAATGCTTATTAGTACAAAAGAATTCTTGTTCCAAGTAAATGGACTAGGTATTAAAGTTGAAGCTGGTAGAGGAGTTGTTAAACGTATGAATGCAGGATGGAAAGACATTACTAAAACTGCGACTCGTGTATATAAGATTGACTTAAATACATTACCTAAAGACGTATTACCGGAGATAGATTCTGAGTAAGCTTAACGAGCCGGAATGGATATTTCCATTTGAAGCAATGAGTGTTGGGGATAGTTTCTTTGTCCCCACCTTAAAGCCTTCGCCTATTATTTATGCAATCGAGACTGGCGCTAAGCGTGCAGGATGTGTGGCTAAAGCTTTTGTAACTGAGAAAGACGGATGCCTAGGAGTTAGGGCTTGGCGAATTAAGTAACTAAGCCCCTAATTCTTTTTGTATATAGTTCTTTAGTTTCTTATCTATGTAAACACCATCAATAGTTTTTCTATTGCGTGACTCATGGCCTCTTGCAGATCTAGCTAGACTGTCTCCAGTAATTCTAAAACCAGCAGGTACAATTTTGTTAAAGTCATTTATTTTCTTTTTAATGTCTTGAGCGCCACTTGTGTCCCCACTAGATTTAGCTAAATAGTAAGTATCTAATAAACCAGCTTTCATATCATGTAATTTCTTCTCACCTTTTTTCATAGCACCCGCACGAGCATAAGCTTCTGCTAAGTCCGCGTTAGTGAATCCCCAAATTTGCATAAAGTTATTATAAACATTAGGGTCATCAATTACTTTGACGCCATTAGTAGTCATGGCACCTTCAGTAGCATATCTAATACCTTTCATCCCGTTCCTAATAAATGACGGCATAATTGCTTCAATAGCTCTTTCTGTTTGACCCTCACTAAATAGTTTACCTGCACGTTCAGGATTAACAAGTAGCGCTTGATAAGCAGGGCCAAAGAAGTGTTCAGCAAAGTATGATGAGAAACCAACTTCAGATAATCGTCTAGGATCGTCTCTCCATACCATACCATTAAAGCCAGTTCTTGAGGCGATGTCTACATTTAATGCTTTATTAAGAACACCTTTGTATCCAAGGTCTCCAAATATTTCTCGTACTTCTTCATCAAAGTCGTAAGGTTCGTCATCCCCAAACATAGCTGCTATTGCAGTCGATAACATATTTAATGCGCCGTAAAGTGGAAGGCCTTGTAAACCAGAGAACATGTAAGTCATACCCATAATACCAAGTAATTGTTTACGTGCTACTTGTCTAGTTTCTAAGTCAGCATCTTTAAATGCTAAGTGAAATAAACGTGCCGTATTATAAATCTGTGTTTGGGCAAAACGTTTAAATGTGAACGCTACTTTACCGAATCCATCTTGGAACATTTTAGGACCAGCTTCAGATAATGCATGAGAGTGAGCTCGTACAGTAAGGTCAATAGCTTTGTTAATTGCAGCTTCAGAACTTAATCCTCGTTTTATAGCAAGATCATATGCAGCAATAAGAGTAACTTCTCTATTCATGCGTTCAGAGTTTTGGAACATCCATCCTAAACCTGTTTCGATTTTAGATCTAACCCCAGTAAAGTCTTCAGCAGATCTATTTCTTAATTCAGTTAATTCATATCCAACACCACGACGTATAGCCGTACGATTAATAGCCGCTTGATATAAGTCGTAGTATTTATCGCCCTTTTTTAAATTAGCCCCAAACGTATGGTCAGGTAAGAATCTTCTATTATTATCGTTGAATAATCCGCCTTTAAAATACATGCTATAAGCATTTTGCATGGCACTATAAGCTTCACTCCAACTATATTCACCGCTTAACATAGGGAATACAACCATAGGAACTTGAGTTAAGTTAACAAGTGCCGAAGATATATTACCTGCAATATTCCAAATATAACTTACCCAGCTTAATCGAGCAGATAAGCTATTAGCTACAGGGTTGTCTAAGAATTTCTTTTGATTAATTAAGTCTTGCACCACTTGAGTGATTGCAGCGTTCTCACCTAAATCAGTATGAGGGGCTATATTTTTTAAAGGGTTACCATTAATGTATTCTTTTTCTTGGTCTTTTAAATCTTTGAATGCAGCATCAATTTTAGGACGATGTTCAAGATTAGATAATTGATTAGCTAATTTAGCTCCAGTATCAGCGAAGCCGCCTACAATATCTTCTATATATCCAGCCACACCAGTACGTTCTCTCATTTGTTGGCGTATGGATTCGTCTGGAAATAAATCTAAATATGTTCTATAAACTTCGTTAATTAGTGATTCTTTATGAGCTTTAGCTTCTACATCATTTTCAGCTACTATAATTTGTTTATCAAGAACATCAATAATCTCTTTAACGAAACCTAATGGAGGTGTGTCTTTATAATTAATTTCCCTAGTAAGTATGCTGCTAGATACGTCAGTAGCACCTTTAGATTCAATTTGTTGTTTAGCTCTTTCTAATTCTGCAGGGGATTCAAAATGTCTAACAACTCGTTCTGATCCGTCGTTATAAGACAAACGATAAATACCTTTACGTCTTAATGGCAAGTAGAATGAAATTCTTTCTTTTTCAAAACGATCTCTTAATTTTTTTGCAAAATCAGGGGATAGTTGTTCAATACGGGCAATCATATCTAGGCGATACTGTTCGTACTGAGTAGCTATGTTATATGCTAGGCCTCTATAGATAGGCACTTTTACATCTGTGTCTACGCCATTGATAAATCTTTTTACAGTTTTATTGCCAATAATTTCTTTACTTGTTAATTCTGCAGGCAAACTATTCCACTCAGCCATAAGTTGTGGATCCCAATTTTGCTGTTGTTTTTCAGTTAATCTAGGATCAATTAATCTTGCAGAGAGAGCGGTACCTACTCTATTAAATTTCTCAATAGTTGCTTGAGGATATTTTTTAAGAAGGTCAATACCATCATGAACTATTAAGTCAACTTGTTGACGATACTTATCTGAGTCACTTGCGCGTAATTCTAAAGCTTGAAGTAATGACTTAAGCGCCGGTAATTTATCTGCATACAAATCAATCTTTTGAGGTAAGGATAAAAATGATAAACCAATAGCTCTTAATTGATCTGGCATTTTGGAATAAATATTTTGGACTTCTTTTCCAATTTGAGAATTATATACAGGTAATGATTTATAAACTTTGCCTACAGAGTCTATTAACTTTCTAGCACCAGGTTCATCTACAGCACCAAGTGATGCCTTAGCAAATTCTGTTTTAGTAGAGACTTGAGCTGGTTTAACCTTGCCTGCCAATGATTGACGTAGTGAACGATTGATTACATCTTGTATGTCTTGTGCAGTAATTGTATTAGGATTGTATAAACCTTTTTTAATCAAGAAGGATTTAACCGCAGCTACCATCTTGCGCCATAGATTATGATTAGGAGAAAGTTCACCTAACTTAGCTGCAACTTCTTTTAAGTATTGGTCACTACCTACTTTTAAATTTTTATATTTACGTTGAACAAAGTCATGAGACTGTGTAACTAATGGATCTATTTTATTAAGACGGTTGACACCACGTAAAATATCACGGAATGCATTTTTACCTAGCATGCCTTCTAACCCATAATGGAATCCAGTTTCATGTAGTAAGTATGAGTGTGCCGTATCAGGATCCATACGATTGGCAACAAGATATGCAATACCTTTATGATAAAACGCAGGAGAATCTTCTGGAATAGTAACGCCTTCTGGAGCTTCTTTAACATCGTTTAATATTTTAACTTCGCCCCGATTAATAGCTTTGATGATGCTATTACCTATTTTATTATAGAGCCCTTTTGTTACTGACTCGGTAGTATGTTCTGTTTTAAGAGGAGCTTCTTGTTTAGCGTATTCGCTATAACCTTGATCTATTTCATCAACGATGTCTTCGTCAAGTGCTTTATTATTGTACGCATCTGTAACAAGGGCTTGGTCTTGTGGAGTTAAATCATTCCAGCTAGTTCTACTTAAACCATGCCACGCATTAATTATATTTTGCGTTAGTGTATCTGGCTGTGTCGCTTTTCCTCCAGTAGATTCTGCAGCATTAGTTGTATCCCTAATAGTTCCAGCTCCGACACTTTTTTCAGCTCCTCCGGGAAGTCGTGACTCATCGGGTTTTCCAGATACCTGAATAGCGCCTCTATCTCTTGTTGTGTCAGTTGATCCATCTTCTGCCTCTTTCTTAATATCCGTGACATCAGCACCTAGTTTAAGTTCAGGTCGTTCTAAGACCTTTAAAATATTTTGTTTAACCGCGTCATCACCTTGATACTGCATCAACGCAGCTCTAATCTTAGGAGCATTCTCTTGGTTTATTTCTAATCCTTTAACACCTGCTAAGAACCCAGCGTTCGGTGCTACACCAAGTGCGCTAGTAAAATCTTGGTCAATCACGGCAGCACCTTGTAGCGCTTGGTCTCTACCTGATAATTCTTGTTGTTCTAATTGAGGAGAGGGAACAGGTTTCTTTGTTAGTCCTTCGACTGCACCAGTTGCTGTACCAAATACGCCACCAGCAATCGCCCCACGTATACTAGATTCTACTATGCGGTTCCAACCTTTTGAATCAAATATTTGTTTGTTCTTATCTACAAATTTCTCAGCGGCTAAGCTAATTGCTTCTTGAGCGCCCTCAGTTAAACCTTCCATAGCTACGGACTCAGGGGCAGCTGCAGCTATCTTACGAAGCAAACCAGGTTGCATACCAGACTTCTCTAGTACCTTTTCAACTAAGCCTATTTTAGCAGGCCCAGTAAGTTTACGCATGATAGACGCAGGTAACGCAGAATCTAACGCGGCGCTAACTGATCCAAATAACAATGCAGCACCAGGCTCTAATTTACCTGTTTCGTCGTAAATGTTTTGGAATACTTCAGGAGCGTTTTGAGAAAAGGAGCCAAGATAAATACCTACGTTTTGACCTACTTGTTGTCTAGCAGCCGCCGTTTGTAACGCAGCTTGTCTTGCAAGTAATGTTTCAGCTTCACTAGCACCTGCCGCAGCAGCAGCTTTTTCAGCACCAGCTACAACACCACGTCTAGCTAATGCGCCGCCTACACCCCCAGGGATTAACATAGTAGCTATGTTAGGAATTTGTTCTGATACAGTCTCTAAACCAAATTTAAGACCTTGGCCTACGCCATGTACATCTTTATATGATTTAAATTCAGGAGCGTATTTTTGATTAATTTCTTCTTGAGTTTGTCGTGCTTCTTCCATTTGACGTGCAGCATAGTCTTTAGCACCAACAGCACTAGCGGCCATAGCAGGAAGAACATCAAATAAAGCAGACCCAATTTGTTTAGCACCACGAGTAATGCCTTTAGATACAGTTTCACCTAAAGTATAGTTGCGGGGTAATTCTTTATTAGCCTCGTGATATTGGGCTACTTGTTGGATAACATCTTGTTGCGTTGCGCCTTCAGGGGCTTCAATGTCATACTTTGACCCGTCAGGCGTAGAGACTGTAAATTTTGCCATGTTATGAGCGTGGGGTTATTGTGTATCCACTTGTATTAGCCGCCGGAGTTCTAGTCGTAGCTCTAATAGCAACTGTATCATTTAACCATTTTTCCCTTGCATTTGCAAATTCAGGAGTATTTAAAACTGATTCCCCATATTTATCTACCAGCGCTGCTTCCCATTTAGTATAATCATCTGAATCTAAAAGTTTTTGTTTAGCCGTAAAGGTTTGATTTGCATCTAAATTGCCTTTAGCACTAGCTTTAATTAATTCAATATCATTATTGTATTTGGCAATAGCCCATTGATTCTTAAGAAGATTGTTTTGCATTTTTTCTGTATGAGCTTGAGCTTCTTTAGTTTGTTTAGTATCAGCACCATATTTAGCAAAGGCAAGTTTCTCTTGTCTATCTGCTTTTTCAGCCTCAGTAATAAGTGCATAACGTTTCTCTTCAAGGTCAGCCAATTTGTCTTGTGTTTTTTGATATTGTTCAACTCCTGATTTACCACGTGCTAAGTTAACTAAAGCATATGGAGAAGTACCACCAGCGATATCAAGACCTGCTGTAAGCATAGACATACCCGCATTCTTGTCTTCCATGTCTTTAGCACGTGCTTCCATTTTAACAAGACGTGCATCACGACTTTCTCTAGATTTATCTGGGCCTACATAGTCTTCTAATTCTTTAGCGTACTCGCCAATACCTTTAATCTTTTCAGACTGAATACCAGTAAAGCCTACATCAGCGGGTAAGTTTTTAGACTTAGGTGCTTCCGGCTGTGCTTCTGGTTTAGGAGTTAGTTTTTTATCTTTTGCATTTTGTGCTACTTCTTTAGCTAAAGCTTCTTTAGACACATCAATAGGTTTAGTAACATCAGAAATACCGATACGAGGCACTCTAACACTTGTAACATCTGGATCATAAATACCTAATGCTTTACCTACTCTAGGAAGCCCTGCAGCATTTAATAATTTTTCATATCCGTATGCGCCCATTTGATACGGTGCTGTAAGAACGCCCAATGCACCTTTACCTAATCTACCAAGTCTTTGACGGTCACGTTCAATCTGTTGTAAGTTAGCAAGTTGTTCTGTAGATAAACGACTATATTGTTCTGGAGTTAAATCACTAAGTGATAAACTACCTAAGTCTTCTGCTGGTGCACTAGATTGTACTAAGTCTCCGCCTACATAATGTTTAACTTCGCCGCCATGTGCAAAGTTGTAAGCGCCACGTATACCTACGCTATCAGGTGAAGCTGTTAATCCTAAGCTATTACCTTCTTGGTTAATTCGTTCTAATAATGCTTGACGGGAATCTACATTGTAGCCTGCACCATAACGCGTGCCATCATCGGTAATGTAACTACCACGAATACTTCTTAAGCCCATGCGATTATCTGGACCAGGAGCTACATCAGCACCTAGAGAAGTTCTACCTGCATTTCTATCTACACTTAAAGCTCTAGCATCAGGCATATATCTAGCATTATATTCATTACCTTCATCAGTCATGTAACGACCACGAAGTTCACTAAGTCTTGGCACAGTGGCACCTTGTTGATTAACGATACCAGCATATTCAGCACCTACAGAACCACGTCGATTACCTAAGTCAGCACCTAAGCCATATTGAGCTGCAATAATTTGTTTTTCTTCGTTAGTAAGTGTATCAAAACGACTGCGTGTTGTAAGGTCAACATCGCCACCATTATCAAACGCTACGATGCCGCCACCTGCATAGTTCTTTTCGTTATACATTGTTTCAGGAAGTTCTAAACCTGATATGCCTTGTGGAGCTTGTTGTGGCGCTGCACTAGCTACAACTTGGTCAGCTACAGTTGGTCGAGCACCTTGTGGAGGCATGGCTGAAGTCTTAAGTTCTTCACGTCGTTTTAACTCTGCTAATGCCAACACTGAGGGCACTTGGCCGTTAGGGTTCTGAACATATTTAATAAGCTGTTCTTGAGTAACAGCTGGGCTTTTTAAGTGAGATTGAATTTGATCTAAGTTAAACATATTTTCCCCTAAGCTGTCTTACCTAATACGTTGTATAAACCAAGTCCTGCTAGACCTAAACCAGCAATCTGCGAAGCGGTACTAGGCGCTGGCGTATATTGAACTTGTGTAGAACCAAGTGCACCTGCGTTACCACGTAGAATATTGCTGAGGTATTCAAGTTGGGTCTTAGGATAGTTTTGTTGAGTCAAGAAGTTTTGATAAGCAATATCAAGTGCTTTTTGATTTTGTGCTTGTGTTTGAGCGCCTGTAGCTTCTTGAGCTTGCAATCTAGCCAAATCAGTTGTTTGTTGTTGAGCACCCAATTGACCAAGTGCTTGTGAACCTTGTAAGCCAGCTTGTAAACCTGCTGTACCAAGTTGACCAAGAAGTCCTGCTTGTTGGCCGTAGGCTGCTTGATTAAGTTGTTGAGCTTGTAATGACCTAGCTTGATCTTGATTAAATTGTTGTTGCGCATTCATGTAAGCATCTTGTTGGCCTTTAGCTCTTAAGTCAGCTATATTTTGATTAGCCCCTCTTTCTTGCTCAGCTTGTAGTAAAGTATTTCTAGCACCACCAAATGTACCGCGACTAATAGCACCTGTCATACCTGCAGTCTTTGCTAAGTCTCTTTGCTTTTCAGCTTCTCGTACACCGATGTCAGTTACATTAGAAGTATAAGGTGACATATAAGCAGCAGCTGCCGGAGCACCAAATGTACCAGTACCTACGCTCAGAGGCGTATAACCCATGGCTCCTGATAACCCTGTAAGTCCTGCACCTAATCCTAATGTAGACCCTGCACCTAAACCAGCTGATGCTGGGGCGAATTGACCTGGCGTAGTCATACCAAGGGTTGCTTTTTGTGTTGCTATTTGTTCTGGAGTAAATGCTGCTTGTTGTGAGCCTGTATATGGGCTATAAGGTTGAACGCCTGTTACATTACCTGATGAATCTGTAGAATATACTTGTTGAGCAGTCGACTTCATTAACTGTTCATAGTATGGCTTTGCGTATTCAGGTAAGTTAGTAGAATATGAAGTAGAAGTCTGAGAACCTCCTCCGCCACCACCAGACGAACCACCACCGCCTATATTAAGCGTAAAGAAACTTATTAAGTTTTCTACCCAATTAAACAGATTTAATAATTTCATAAAGTTTTCTCCACTACGTGTGATACCACATTAAGTCCTAATTTTATTTTAAACAATCTTGCTTGTGCATCTTGAGCATATGCTCTAATCTTTGTAATGCCATTACTCTTACACCAATCTTCATATTGCTTAACTGTGTGCTCATCAAATAATCCTTTACCGCCCATGCATGTTGTAAATGCAACTTTGTGATTTATCTGATTAATAACTTCTACTGTAAAACAACCAATGATTTCACTATCTTCTACCACTACAAACAATAATTGAAACTCTTTTATTAATAGAACTTTAAGTTGTTCTATATCGTAATCACCATGTTCGTAATTAATAAAAGCTGCATTTAACATTGGCCATACAGTTTCCCATAAACCAAGTATATGACCGGGTGCAACTAGTTGTACAGATTTCATGCAGGCATGTATCTAGCAGGGTTAATTTGCTTCCCTTGCTTTTTATTTCCTGTTCGAGCCTGTCTTACTTTGTCTAACATTGCATATAATCTTTTTGATCCTGCTTTAGAAGACCCATTACCTAAATGACTTACGACATCAGCGGGTACTACGAATTCTCCATCAGCTAAACGAGCGGGTTGTTTACCTTCTATTGTAGCAGGTATCGAGTCAGACATACCATCACCTTGACCATTTAAGTAACCACCATGCGCATAACCATATGTTTTAGCGGTGTTCATTTCTTGTGCGCCTGCTAAATTATTTAATCGACCAAGACCGTATCCGTTAGTAGGTGGAGGTGATATTTCTGGATTATCTGTTGAACCATATAAATCTCTTATACCGCCCGCTGCAATTGCACCACCATCGGCATAACCTGTAGTTGCAGGAAGTTTTAATGCTTGGCCTAAGTTTAATGGTGAAGGGCCACTTAAGTTTAATGTTCTATATGGGTTGAAAGCAGATTTTGCAATGTATCCGAAAGTAGGTTTACCTGCTGAGTCTACACCGGTTTGCTCGTATACTTTTTGTTCTTGGTCAGATAAATTAACTTGTGGGTTAAGATCAGAAGGTTCAACGCCTCCTATTAATGCGCCACCAATTGGAAGTCCTATTTTCTTAAACACGTCCATGTTAGTAGCTGCTTTTACAGGATTATAAGTAGAACTAATTACATTACCCGCAGCATCTTTTGTAACTCCAGTAAGTTCTCCGCCTGAACCTGGAAGAGATGCTTTATATGCACTAAATCCGTCTTTTGAAAATAGTTTAGAAGCTCCTGATTTTAAATTGTCTAAATAACTAGGATTAACTACCTTAGGTATACTAGCTAAATTCGCCGCAGTATTTGCCCCTGTTAAAGAGGCATTCATAGCTTGATTAGTTAGGGCGTTTCCGGCAGTGCCTCCAGCAGTTATTGCAGCGTTCCCGACAGTTCCAACACCTAATCCTGCTCCGCCTGCAATACCATTAGGAGTAAAAGGACTTATAAACTGGCTTGATGCACCTACTAAAGGAGTCGCAGTTGCGGCCTGAGTAGTATTAGCAACCATAGTTGGTGTTACTCCGCCAGGAGTTGATGCGCCTAAATTAGCTATAGAATTACCAAGTCCGGCGCCACTGTATCCGCCTAGAGCACCAGTAATACCACCCATAATTGGATTACCACCAGTTATAGCTGCTGTTGCAGCTCCTGCTAAAATACCTGCACCAATACCTTCCATGCCACCAAATAGGGATGCGCCAAACCCAGGAAACATTACACCCGCAGCAATAGGAATTAAAGCTTTAAATACACCACCAAGTTTAAATGCTTCTGGCATGCCAGTTTTAGGATTAATAGTCAAGGAGGTACCATGTTGCTTAGCTAATGCTTGCAAACCTTGTACCTCTTCTTGGTTCATATGGACGATTAAATCGTCACCATACCTACCTAAAGAAGCTATACCTTGAGCTGTGGAATGTGCCATCATACGAAGTCCCTGAATTTATCTAATAATATCATATTTTAAACTTTTAAGTTATTGTAATTGTAGGCGCTATGCCTATTAAACCAAGGTTTTTCACAGGTGGTGCTATCATATCTAACGAAGGAGCGTAGCCTGTAAATGTTAACCCTGTTGCTGTTGGTACTAAAATCGTGTTACTTAATACAATCTTTAAAAACCCACCATCATTCCACACCGTTCCTGGTTTTAAACCTACTGGGCTTGTAGGCAATGCTAATAATGTTAACTGATCTATTACAATAGGCGTTGTAGATCCTGCTTGTTTTAAATAATTATTAAGTGCCCGTATTAACTGATTAACATATTCAGCATTATATTCAGTTGGTGCTAGTGGCAGTACCGGCGGGGCAAATAATAGTAACGCCATTTTTAGCTTCTTAGTCCATCAGGCCTTGCATCAACACGAGGCATACCAAGTTGCCATTGGGTACCTACATCGTTAGAACTAATTTTAAAATTCATCTGACGACCACGTGCTCTAATAAATACTTGGTTTGTATATTGATCTATGGTGGCTGTTGATGTCACAATGTCTTTTGCTGTAGTTTGACCTTCAGCATTTGTAGTCGACGATGCGGCACCTGGGAAATTTCTAACTCCTACAGTCATAGTAACTTGAGGAACAATCGTAGCCCCCGTCACAGGATTAGTTGTTTCTGATTTATTAAAGTTAACGTCAGGAATAATACGACGTATAAGCAAATATTTATCGCCGTCTTCAATATCTATGTCTGCTGATTGTATATAGGCTGGAATAGGTAATGGTGCTGCGTTATTGGGTTGGCCATCATTAACACCATATTCATGATAATAAACATATCCATCTTTAGCTGCTACCGGGTAATCAATCACGCCTGTATCAATCCACGCAGTTCTTTCTAAATCACCAAAATACCAAATATTTTCAGCGTAGTTATAAATAACGTAACGATCTATTTCAGTAGCATTTTGAGTGCAGTAGAACCAGATGACTTCATTAAACTCAGCATTTTGGCCTGCAAAGAATAAACCTTGTTGTGTTCTATTAATATTATTAAATACGTATTGACGAAGTGTACAAGGTAAGGTGTCTACGCGACCTGAGTAGGTATAAAATTTATCATTGCCCATCCAGTAAACTACGTTATTAGCGCCAATCACAGTGTTAGCACCAAAAATAGTCGTAGCTGAAGAAACTTCTTGTAAACCAAATACTTCTGACGTGCCTAAAAATTGTAGTGATGATAAAGACACATCGGTCCATACAAGAATTTCTTGTTTAGTTCTTATTGCAGTTACAATTCTAGATCCGACAGAAAGTCTTAAATAGCCTGCGGTGTTAGTTAAAGTGGGTTGCCAGTTAAGTGGATCAGGTCCTATATCAGCACTTACGTTTGCCCAACGAATAAGTAATGGATCAAAAGTTCCTAGGTAGTCAGGACCAGGTTGAGAAGCATCATAATTAGTACAACTAAAAGCTAATAGATGTCCACTTGGCGCAAATAGTACTTTACCTACTTGTTGAGGTACAGCGACAGCGCCTGAGATTGAAGAAAGTAATACAGCACGGGTACTAAAGGCACTTGTATAGACCCAGTAATAAATGTAACTACCTTGTATATTAAAGATTAAGTCGTTATTAAATTTGTCTTGGAATATTAATCGGGCAGGGAAGAACACAGCACTAGTAGAACTAGAACCCCATGTACCCCGACTCCACGTAGATGTACCCCAACCATAACCCGCCGTAGAGGTTGTATATCCTACGCTAATTTGAAACGCCGCTGTGATAGCTGTACCACCTTGTGCTGATGTAGTACTTGTAGCCGCAGTTGCAACTGTAAATGTAAAAGTACTTGAGGTTAGATAAGTTATTTGTTGTTCGGCATTAAATTGTGAAGCAGGTATACCTGCAATAGGGCCCACTATACCGCTAAAAGTTACAAAGTCGCCTGTAATGCCTCCATAACCTGAAATAGTTACTGTGATAACTTTAGATCCACTAGTCGTACTTATACAGTTATTAGTAGTAGGGGAAGTAAAAGTAGCTCGTATAGGGGTAATATCATATATATTAGTACCAGCACTTACATACATTTTAGTGTCTGTGCCAATACCTAATACGATATTGTTATCTGTCGTACTCCAAGAAAAAAGACTTCGAGCAGCACCGTTATAAGCCGTAAAATTTTTAGGTTGCCAACCACCCATTTTTTCTGGAAAACCCGAACGGAATCGTACCCACTGAGTATCATACCAGCCGCCTTCTGAAGCGTAATTAGTTTGATCTCGATTGACGCCCGGTTTAAATATGAGCTTACTTAACGGCATTATTTACCTTCAAAAAGTGCTTTTTCGTCTAATCTACGAGTTTGTAGACCTCTGAGTATTTTACCACCTGCGCGACAATATTTCACTAATGATTCCATAGCTTGCGTCTTATTTCCGCGAAGCAGCGCTTGACGGAGTGTTGATCTTTGAAATGTACCCAGACCAAGATTAAAGGCAAAAGATACCAAGCAATCAAATTCACATTGTCTAAGAGGCACGTTAGGTAACATCTTAGATATTCCACGTTCAAATCTATTGAGATCCCGTATAAGGAGCGCATCTATTTCTTCCGTTGTAAAAGTTCTGTTATAAGAATCAGGCAACAATTTGCCATCGCCGATAAGGTGACCCACACCAACAGTCCACAAGTTTGCAGGACAACGATAGGGACGACTACGCACACCCTCGTGATGTTTGATAAGAGCGATAGCAGCTTTTGATACATTCACTTATTTTTTCTCCCAAGTCCTAGCACCAAAGTAGAATCCAATAATAGAACCTACAATAGCCATTTCATCAGATGAAAATATAACATCCATAGACTCGCGGCTAAACCCTGCAGTTTTAACTGCCCAAATAAAACCACCAATATCTACAAATAAAAGTAGTGCTACAAAAGTAAAAGCAACAATAGGACGGACACTTGCATTAAGAGTTCTAACCCAGGGTGCTGCATCGTGTACAAGTTTTGCATCGTGTTCATAAAGTGCTTGGCGTTCTTGTGTAAATGTTTCTGCATAAGTGCCCTCCAAATTAATTGCTGCTACTTTTTCTTGAGATTGAAAACCTTGTTGAGCCATAGCCATAGCTTGCTCGTTTTGTAGTCTAGCCATCTCACGCTCATGCGCTTGATCTCCCTTTTGTTGAAAGAAACCTAGTATAGATGGGAGCCCTGCGGTTGCAAAGCCTAGTATGGATGAGAGGATGCTAAACATTATTTAAACCCTCTTGATTTTTCATGTTCTTCTAATAACCTAATACGAATAGATAGTTCTGCTATTTGACCTTTGAGTTCTTCTTTAAGTCTTGCTCTAGCTTCAACTGATATAGGGCTATCAGTAGGTACACCTTGTTCTGTAATAAGATTAGGCATTTTAGATTTAATAGTAATTAAGTCTGCCTGAATAGTAGTCATTGAAGTAAGTAACCAAGCAATAGCCGAGACTATGACTGGGAACAACATTGAGGTTATTTTTTCCATGTTCATTTAAAACTCCTATATAAACCAAGTAATTATTGAATACCGCGTTCCTTTTGTTACAGGCATTACTTCATGGGGGTACATAAAATTAGAAGGGAATAATAAAGCATCTCCTTTTTCTAATTTATATTTTAGTTCTTTATTAAAGAAAGCAAACTCTCCACCTTCAAAGTCATCATTTAATATAAACGAACAGGATACTGCTCGCGGTCTTGCCTTAAAAGAATCTGTATGTTCTATATAAAAGCACCCTTCAGAATATTTTAGTAATTCATAACCACTATCTTCTTCAATGTTACAATGAGGAAATTTAGTGTTATATTCTTTTATGCATTTACTGGCACCGTCAAATATTGCATTATCTAGTTTATGTCTAGTATCTTTATTCTTCTCTATAACGTGCGGATAAGAAATAACAATAGTCTGACAATTTCTTATAGTTTTTTCTACGGCGCCTTTGCCGCCAATTACAGTATCTATCCACTCATTACTATTTACAAATTCATTAAGAATATCGTCACATATTTTAGCGTTTAAAGCATTTTTAACTATGTAAATGTAATCACTTAAATTAGTCTTCATTTTCTTGTATTCTTATATTTTTGTAAATAAACCAAGATACAAGAACTTCTCTTGGATCAGTAGAAGGAGTTGTATAATGAGTATACATTCCATACGGAGGAAATATAATTACTTTCCCTGCTTCAGTTTTAATTATTCTATTTTGATTAGGAAATATTAATTCTCCACCATCTTTTGGAGTATTTAAACATAATACAATAGAAGCATATCTAAGAAAAACACCGTCTAGTTCTCCATCACCATGTGGATGTGCTATATCTCCTGGATTATAAATATGATATTTATATCCGCTATCCGCAGATTGTTTTTGAGGAGAGTATCTTTGAATTATAATATTTTTATGAAGTAAACTAAAAAAATTATGAAGTTTACTATCAAGTTCTTTAAGACTTTCATTATTTGTAATATTTACAGTATATCCATCTCTATAATACTCAGTAGGAACATTAGTATTTATAAAAGGTTTAACTGATTTTTTTATTTCTTCAATTAAGTTTAAATCTATATAATTGGGTAACTCTATAATCATATACTATTCTTTTTTATACTTATCAAAGTAACAAACCCAATTCTCACCTCGACCTCTTACATAATGTAAAAACACTTGTCCATATTCTTGACCTTTAAACTCATATCTCCAGTGTGGAGAAATCATGCCTAAATATATTACAGCTTGCCCTGGTTTAAGGTTGTAAGAAACTTCTTCGCGATTAGGTTTCGTAAAATAAATAGGCCAGTCAGTTCCATCATTTCCTAAGTGCAGAGTTACACTTATTTCACAAGCATGTCTATCTGTATGCTTTTTTAAAACCTCGCCATTTGCATATATTCTTGCATAACTATATGTAGGAAACATTGGTTCTTCTAAAACTTCGGACATAAATGGTATTTTATTTATAAGCAATTCTAAAAACCATCTAAAGTCATACATAGCTAAAGATTTAGGGCATTGAGTATCATAAGCAAAAGCTTGAGGATTTTTAGATGCTTCCTCTTTAAAATAATTATATAATTCTGCTGCTTTATCAGAGGTAATAAAATCTTCTATTACTACATAATTATTATCTAATAGTTTTTGTTTTAAACTCATGAGTTATTTTTAATTATCCAATATTTTCTGCCACCACATACAAAAGGATTATGCCAAGCTTCTATGTATATGTCCTCATCTGAAGTTTTTGTGTAGGCTATATTATCAGAAAAAGTATATATCATTCCTTGATTATTTAAATCTTCATCGTCGTATCTTTTATACTCTACTTTTTCATCATTAAATATATCTTCTATCATTGAAATAGACATTAAACTACCAATATTATTTATCGGTCCATGATACTCATGACTATACTTATAGTTTTTTATTTTAAATTCTATATTGTTATTAAATCTATTTACGGCTGTTTCATAAGCAATATATTTAGCGTGTCTTATTGTGTTTATTAAATCTTGTTTCCAATTATTTATATTATATGAAATGCCAAAATGAATTATTAAATCAAACTTATCATCTAATTTCCAGTTGGTATCTTCATCAATTAATATAACTTTTGCTGAAGGGTCTTTTCTTAAAACTTCATCTAAGACTTCTTGTCTACCATCGCTAAACGTAACATCTGCACCTAATGCTTTAAAATAAAAACCTACATTTCCATAGGCACATCCAAGTTCTAGTATTTTTTTGTCTTTAAACCAATCTTTACCTAAGACTTGTTCTAACTTTGCTACTCGTTTAACTCTCCACTCATTAAATAATCCACCAAATGTAGGGTCTGATTCATAGAGTATATCTAAATTAGACACTAGTCCAAACTTCTGTAGGTACTGTAGGCCAGTTAATATCTCCAGCTACTGGATTTAATGCATATTGTCTAACAGAGTTTCTATAAAGATCAAATGCATTTTTATTTGCAAGATAAGGATTACTTAAAGCAGGATCACTAACGCTTGGAATTTGCGTCCAATCAGTTTGTTGTAGTATATTTACTGCCGTAGTTTTATTTTCTTCTGCTGTTGGAGGGCCTGGTGGCGCTGGCGGTTGATTTGCTGCATCCCACGCTGTTAAACAACAATCAGTCCATGACGGAAGCACAGTAATATCTTGATTATCTTGGTCCCAAAACTCTATCCAGCCTGATGTTTCTTGCCATTGTAAAACCCTTATATTTGAAGGAATTCCGCAAGAAGATAAGTCAAGACCTAGATATCCTACCCCATCTTTTTTTACATTTCCATCTATAGGTATAATTGTTAATAACATTTTTTACTCCTTGTTCTTTGGTAATATTGGTTGATCGTCATCTTTTACATCTATTAATCCTGTAGCCACTCCAGCCGTGTGTAATAGAATTTGTTGGCTAGTTTGGTTTGCTTTAACCATTTCATTTCTAAAAGATTCTACTGCAGCACCTGTTGATCTTTGTTGCCCTGAATTTTCAATTAATAACATAGGCATCCAAGCTATTGCACATTGATATTCATCTACTTGATTTCCTGTATTAGTATCATATCCTTGTACTCTAGTAAACCAAGCACATTGTAAACCTATACAGTCTTTTTTTATTAATGGGCAATATGTTCCGTTTTTTAGTTGCATTTATAAACTCCAAATGTTTTGACACTTTATTTCTAAATTAACTGCTATTCTATATTCATCCGTCATGCTTTGACAGGGTTCATGCAACATATAATTAGGAAATATTATTAACTCTTTTTCTTTTGGATGATGTGTGTATATTATGTCGCGGTCATCATTAAAAAAATTTATACTTCCTGATGTTTCATCTGGCACATTTAAATAATAAACAGAATTAATCGTTGAAGTTCTTAAATGATTATGTATTCCATTTTTATAAAAGTCTTTATTATTTATATATGCCCAACCATCTTTTATATTAGTTGGATCTAAAACTAGTTCACCAAATAACTTTGTACTTTCTTGCAAAAACTTTTCATATATAGTATTTATAAAATCATACTTTTTATCTAACTTAAAATTGTTTCCTATAGTTAAATAAACTTGCGGTATTTCAGTTTTAGAATCTTTAATAATTTCATCATATAGTTTATCTTTATTATAATTAATATCTACTATAAAACTATATATAGGCAAATCATTTGTTAATTGCACTACATCCCCTATTAGTCAATACTTGCAATAATAAAGTCATAATATTTTACAGCTAAGTTAATAGCAGTACCCGTAAATGTACCCGAACCTGAACTAAATGAAAATGGGTGGGTGTGTGAACCGTCACCACCTGTTGCTTGTGAAGTTGCAGAATAGCTTGTATTTGAGTTTGCCCCTAGACCAGGAGCTGATGCATAAGGTTGAAAGTTGCCAAGACCAAGAACGTGGGTATGACTTGGTATTTGTGGTGTAGTAAGTGTTGTTGCACCTGCACTACCTGACACAGCTGTAATAGATACTGAACCCGCTGGGGTTTGTGATGCAAAAGCTGTTGTAAAGTCTACTGTACCACCGTTAACTACTGAGCCTGTAACAAAACGTAAAGCACTATTATTAATGGCTGCTGTTGTATCTTTAGTCCAACCTGTTGGCGCTGCTGTTTGTTGGAAGGACATACGAGTACCTGTTGGGAATGCTTTAGATGATACTGTAGTCCATGTAGGTAATGCACCTGCGCCACCTGATGTTAATACTTGGCCAGATGTGCCTACTGAAGCAACTGATTGATATGCACCGCCTGTTGTTGTACCGCCTACTATTACTGAATATGCTACGTTAGTTGTATTACCTGTACCGCCTTGATCTACGGCTAATGTACCTGAAGACGTTAAGTTTTTAGATGCGTCTGTAAATACAGGTTTACTTGCCGTTAAAGCCGCGTTAGTTATATTGCTTGTTACATAAACAGAGGATAGTGCTGTAGTTACATCAACAACGTTAGTACCATTATTAAATACCGGCATAGTTTTGCCTGCTGGTACTGTAACGCCTGTGCCTGTTGTATTTTTAACTGTAACTGCGTCTGCTAAACCATTATTAATTATATAAAATTTTTCAATTTGACAGCCAGATCCTAAAACAAGGTTACGAACTCCACCTGAAGTACCTGTTAAATTAAGTCGTAAGTTTCTAGCAGCTTGAGTAGCGTTTGTATCCGTAAGAGTTACCGTAACGTCTGCACTAGAGAAGGCCACATCAGCAGAACCTGTAATAGCTTCGCCAAGAGCCGCATCGCCTAAGTTAGTATTAGTTGTTGTACCCCACGTACCAGACTGTTCGCCTGTAGCTATGAGTTCTATTTTCAGTGCTGAATAGGTGCTTGCCATAATAAATTCCTTTTTAGTTTGCTATATTTTACTACAAATTGTTCTTTTTATGCTGCTATTTGCACCCATCCAGGTGTTTGTGTCGTATCTATCACGTTCCAATTCGGGTTACTTAGTGTAGCCGTACCACCAACTAAGGTTAAAGTGCCTCTTGGCGGTGTTATTACTCTGCTTACTACGGTTGAAGGCGCTATACCTGTTAATGTTACAGTGCCTACACTTGGTGTAACTACATTACCTGTTACTACAATACTTGGTGCTGAGCCTATTATAACTGACTGACCAGTAGGAGTAACTACTTGGCCGCCTACAGTATTAGGAGCATATCCTGTTATTGAAACAGTGCCTGTTGCGGGTTCACTATAAAAAGCAAATGTTAGAGCTGGTGCATACCCTTGTGCGTTTAGTGCACCTGTAACAAGCGGTATTACTGTGCCTCGTACTAATGTAGGCGCTATTCCTTGAACAGTTGCACTACCTACACTAGGTGTTATTACTTTACCACTTACTGCAAAAGGCGCTACACCCGCTAGTAATAAAGCTCCTACGCTAGGCGTAATTATATTTCCACTTACTACAACACTTGGTTCAGATCCTATTAATACAGACGCGCCTGTTGGAGCAAATATTTTACCGTTAACTAAGTTAGGTTCTTGTCCTACTATAGAGACAGCCCCTACTGAAGGCGTAACAACTTGTCCATTAACTAGTGAAGGTGCAAGGTTACCTCCCCACGCAGTGCCACCCCATTCTCCATAACCCCAACCAAACGCACTATATATGGCGCCGGTTCCCGGAGTAATTACACTGCCTGCTGGTATAGTAGGCGCATATCCTGCAACACTTATATTACCTACAGAGGGTTGTATAAAAAACTCTCTAAATAATGTAGGCGCTATTCCTTGTACTGATACCGTACCAACATCAGGAGTTATTATGGCCCCTCGTAATACAGTTGGTGCAGTACCTGTTAACGCTAATGTTCCAACGCCTGTAACAACGTTAAAAGTTCGTTCTACTGACGGAACTGATCCTGATAAAGTTAATACCCCTACACTAGGGTCAATAACAGTACCTTCACCGAACCCGGCAGAGCTCCAGGTTCCTCGTCCCCAGCCAGTTGTTACAGCCATGACTAAACTCTTAAGTTAGAGTAAAGATGCCGGTAGCAGCAGGTAAAACTGTCAATGTATTTGGTGATGTAACAGTAAATTGACTAGATGATAATTGGCAGAAACATAATAATCTACCAGCAGTAGCGCCAGTTGAGTTACGTAAAACCGCATATTTAATGTTAGTCAATGAAGCACCAGAAGCTGTAAATGCTAAACCTACTGTAGACATTGTGAACTTCATTTGTTTTGCTGAAGCACCTACTGTCCAGTATGCTGTTGCTGGTACTAAGTTTTTACCGCCTGTTGTATAACCACCTGTTGCAGCAATTTCATTTGTTATTTGTGAGTAAGCAGTTAAAGTAAATGTTGATGCATTACTTGCGCTTGTCGCTAATAACATTTTGAATACGCCAGCTCCGAGAGTGATCGTTCCGTTACCTATATATTTTTTGGCACTATTATATAATTGCCATGCTGTTGCAGCCATATTAAATCTCCTTTAAGTCGGCGTATGAGGCGCCTGTTTCTAAAATATGATGGAGTAACCCACCATAGATGTTTAATTCTATTTCATCCCCTAGCATACGAATCAAATCAATAAATTCTTGTGCTTGAGAGATCATCCACGGATTGCAGCTGAATATTTTCCCGCCCACGTTTACGGGTATGACTGGCTGTCCATCATTTTCTTGTTGCTCATATGCATGGTGAACTTCTTTTTCATCTAAACAAGAATCACATCCAAAGAGATGAAACTGTTTAAATCCTAACATTCTAAATAATGGTATTGTTCTTAAAAGGACTGTTGATCCCCCTGGAACTGGATACCATGTTTTATAATGTTTAGCTAATATGTCATTTAGCAATTCCGCGCTTGTATGCCATATATAAGTTCTGTCTTTTGGAAGCCCATCAAATATAGTAGGGTCACACTGAGAAGCAATAAAATACTTACAATG